TGTCAAATATCTGACAGAACAAAAATTCTGCTACATTTACAACTATTGAATTACCTGCCATTTTATAAAGCTGTGTGTTTGAAATGCCATTTGCAACTAATATATCAAAATCTTCATCTGAAAAACCCATCAATCTGAAATATTCCCTTGGGGTCATTGCCCTGACAGCTTCATCATATTCCAAGATTTTCACCTGACGCCCCCCCACTGACTGTTTTGATAGTGGGGGAAATACCTTGTGGTGAATATACCCTGTTCATTTGGTCATTCTCATAATGTTTCAAATCTGCAATCTGAATGATTTTGTTCAATGGTAATACACCACCTTTACACATTTTGCACCCTTATAATCACGTGCTAACAAGGTGTCACATATCCCCCCCCCTTGATTGAATCCTTGATTTTTCCTTATGATAAGAATTAAATTCAATCTTTTTTACTTTATCTTCTGACAGATAAAATTTTTCAGGAACATCCCCTTCAAGCAAATCACCCAAGCATTTCTGCAATGGTACAGCTTCCGGGAACTGAAATATTCCTGTATCTATATCTTTTCTGATGCTTACAATAAAAACCCTTTCCCTTTTCTGCGGTATTTCAAAATCAGAAGCATTCAGAACTTTCCAGTAATTGTTATAACCTGCATTTGATAAGCTGTTCAAAACAAGTTTGAATTGTTCACTGAATTTTTCACTGGTGAAATTTTTTACATTTTCAGCAATAGCAACCTGTGGTTTGCAGTGTTCAATTATTCGCAAGGCATCAAAGAACAAACCGCTTCTTGTTTTTGTACCATCTGTGTTAAATAGACCCTTTTGCAAACCTGCAAGTGATATATCCTGACAAGGGAAACCATATGTAATCAAATCAACCTGTGGAAGAATGCTTTCATCAATTTTGGTTATATCACCAAGGTTCATTGATTCAGTTACTTTATGAATCAGGGCATAGGCTTTGCTTGCATATTTATCAATTTCACTATATCCAACAAGTTCATATGGAATATGCAAATTAGTTAATGCTTTTTCAAATGAACCTATTCCGCTGAACAAACTCAAATACTTTATCATGCTTGTCCTTTCCAATGGAAGGTGGGGATTTATTCCCCTTCTTCCATTTCCATTTCACAATCCATACACTGAACACGAACAACTTTTGTTGCCCGGATGATAAGACCACAGCAGGGGCAAACATATTTGCGTGAACTTTGTGCGGATGTTTTTTTTGTCTTTATCTTTGCAGCTGAATCCCGATAAATACCAAAGCCTGCATCATTCATCTTTCTGATAAATTCCTGTGCTTCATCATTCAGCTTTGTCAAAGTCCATCCATACTTGGGATGTTGTTCAATGATAAGACCATGTTGTTCAGCAACTTCTTTGAACTTCTTATTGTGATATGTTCCACCCCGGCTTGTGTCCTGAACACCGTTCTGCAAGTTCCAAAGATGAACCATTTCATGAAGAAGCGTTCCACACAGTTCTTCAAATTTTCTTGTCAGGTGTTCAGCACAGATGTTGATTTCATAATATCCTGCATCTTTATCTTCACTGTCAGCTTCCTTCCAAGCCTTCCAAGATGTACACCAACCGTAAGCACCTTTTGTTGTGTCCGGGCTTACTGTGATAACTGGTGTTTGAAGTTCTCCACCATAGAAGCGGTCATTGAATTTTGAAAATAGCTTTTCAAGTTTATCAATTACAGGTTTTAATGATTCCATATTGCTTTTCCTTTCTTTCAGTTCCTTCAAAAAGTTGTCTATTGTCAGCACACCTTGGAACAATCAGGGGTGTCTTGCCTTATCAGATTTCACATTAAAATCTGCAAACCTGTCAGCCAACATTGAACCTTTTAAACGGTGTTGTTCAAACCGTTGGGGTTTTCACCTTAAAAACCACCAAAAACCTGTCACCCAATACACAATAGACAATTTTTTGAAGAAACTGAAATCCTATTTCTTGGTTCTTTTTCCCCCCCGGAACTGCTGCAACAATTCTTTTTATAGGCAGTTTCATTCGTTAGGTGCTTCACATGACCGCCTTGCAAGTCGGGGAACTTGCACACCTTCCGGCTACCCTGTTCTGAACCCGGTTAATTATATGGGTGTTTTATTTTTTATACTGGTTTCAGTTCCAGTTGAAACAATGCATAAACCGCCTCACCATCCCAGTGTAGATTCACGATACCCTTTGACTTCTCTGTTCTCCGCTCCGTTCATGTGGTCTTGACATTATCTCTGACCAGTCACTTTGAATTGATTCGATACCGTCTTTCTCTCGTTGGCATCTGTCCATATGCTTGTTTCTGTGTTAAGTTTCCTTAACTGTTTTGAGTATAGCAAACTTAACTCTTGCTGTCAACAACTTTATTTAAGTTTTCTTAACTTTTTTCTAAAAATAATTGAATAAAAGTTCAGTTTGCTTTATAATCTAATCAGCTACATAAAAATATGAAAGGCAGGATATCTATGACAGAATTTTCAAGAAGATTACAAAAGCTCATGGATGAAAATAGTTTTACCCCGGCTGATGTTGTTCAGCGTTCCAAACAATTTGATGATGAAGGAAAAGGGGTTTCTAAAGTAAATATGTCACAATGGTTATCAGGTACATATACCCCAAGTACAAAGAAGATTGCAATTCTTTCTGCAATGTTCAATGTAAACCCAAACTATCTGATGGGTAATACAGATGAATCATCATATGACAGGGTAAAACTGGAAAAGGAAGCTGAACTTTGTGACCTGATGCAGAAATGTTATGGAAAGGAAGCATATACAATAGTTCGTATGTACTTATCATTAAATGATGATGGGAAACAGGCAGCCTTTGAAAGAATCCAAGAATTGACACAGCTTGAAAAATTCACTGTAAAAAGGGATGCTCAAAAAATGGCATAATTTTCCAAAAAGGAAATGTTATAGCAGTAGATTTTAAAAAGGAAAGGTGAATCTTATGAAATGTAAAAAATGTGGAAGTGAAAACGTAACTGTAAGTGTAGTGAATGAAGTGCATATGAAAGACAAGCACCATGGAATTATTTGGTGGCTTTGTATTGGTTGGTGGTGGATTCCTATAAAATGGCTTATTTTTACATTACCTGCATTGATATTTGCAATCTTTGGTCACAAGAAACAAAAAGCAGTAAATAAAAGTGTAACCAAATGTATATGTCAGTCATGTGGATATACATGGAATGCTTAGAAGTTACAGTTAAGTTACACATGGTTACATTTAAAAGTTACGGTTGAAAACCGCTAAAACAAAAGAAGTTACAGATGGTTACACTTGAAATCAATTTCTTTTAATTTTTTTATTTTTTCATCACCATATTGGTAATGAAATAGAAAATATATAAGTAATAGTATTAAGTGTAACCGTAACCAAGCGTAACCATAAAAAAGAACACCCGGCTGCTGCAACAGTCAGGTGTTCCAATGCCCAAATCAAGGATGAAATGACTTGGATAATGCACACCAATTATATCATTTCATCCTTGATTTTTCAATGAAAGGATGAACAGTATGGCAAAGATGTTACGGTTGCCAAATGGCTTTGGTAATATATCTAAGCTGCCCGGCAACAGAAGAAAGCCCTTCCGGGCAAGGGTGTGTGTTCAGTGCACCCTAAACAAAGAAACTGAACGCATTGAGCAAAAATATAAAAACATTGGGTATTATGAAACATATCAGGATGCTTTAATTGCACTTACTGAATATCACAAAAATCCGTATGATATAGATGCCTCAAAGATAACATTCAAGGAAGTATTTGAAAAATGGTCAGCTGAACACTATTCAAAAATTTCACGTTCAAATGTGAATGGATATAACGCATCATTCAAGTTATGCGGTGATATAGAAAAAATGGTATTTGCTGATATTAGATTAAATCATTTACAGGGTGTGATTGACAACTGCGGAAAAAACTACCCAACATTGCGAAAAGTGAAGGTTCTTTTTAATTCCATGTATGGGTGGGCTATGAAGCATGATATTTGTGCAAAAGATTATTCTGAATTTGTAGATATATCACAATACAGGGACAAAAACCCAAATAAGATTGACCGCTTTCCATTCACAGATGAAGAAATCAAAACTATGTGGGGTTGGTCAGCCAAGAATGAATATGTTTCGATTTTCTTAATGCTGATTTATACAGGTGTAAGGCAAGGGGAACTGCGTGACCTGAAAAAAGAAGATGTTCACCTTGAAGAACGCTATTTTTACATCAGGCAATCAAAAACACCTGCCGGGATAAGAAATGTACCTATTGCAAAAAAGGTTCTTCCATTTTTCAAATACTGGATGAACAAAGAATCAAAATGTGAATATCTAATAACCACACGTGAAGGAAGATATTTTCATGATAGAAATTTTAGAGATTCTTATTGGACTGTTGTTTTGAATGAAATGGGGTTGAATAAAGACCATAAACCGCATGATGCCCGGCACACCTGTGTTTCACTGCTCACCAAAGCAGGTGTTGATGAAAGAATTATAAAAAAGATTGTTGGTCATGCAGGAAAAGGTGTGACAGAAATAGTATATACTCACCTTGATATGCAACAAATGTTAGAAGCTGTTGATAAAATCTAAAGTATATGAATTTGTGTCATATGTGTGTCATATGTGTGTCATAGACACCGATTTTCACAGGCAGACAGGGAAAGTTGAACAATGAACAAACCCCCAAGAATACAGCGTTCTTGGGGGTTCTAATTTTAAAACGATTATCGCTTGCATAATTCCGACCCTTGAAAAATAAGGCTTTTCAAGGATTTTGTCAGTTACCCGTGTGTTACTCAAACTCCTCGGAGAGTTCTCCCGTTGTTTTATTATAACACACCCGTCCGGAACTTACACCTCAATGATGCGAACATGCTCCGGCTGACCGGACAGGAAAATTCCGTCGATAGTCTCAAGCATTTTCTTTCCCTCTACTGTGTGAATTGCCTTGATATAATACGACTGTCCTCTCACTGCACGTCCGCAGATGCTTTCATTGCCCCATGATGCAGAACGACGGAGATTCAGAGCACCATCACAATCAACGATCGCTCTTGTGGTCTTTTCCGGATAGATTGTGTCAGAATCGGACACCTGTTCCTCTGTTTTTCTTTCATCGTCTCCGGATGTCTCCTGCCCTGCTGCATCGTCTCCATCACCGGAGGTCTGCTGTCCGTTCTCCTGCTCGCTATTTGCCCCATTCTGCCTGTTTTCCGGTTCTACTGGTGTATTTCCTCCAGTGCCTCCGTTTTCGTCGTCTGTGGACGCTCCTGCGTTGCCCTGCTGCCCCTCTGCATCCTTTTCATCGGTGAGGGTTGTTGCTGCTTTGAGTTCCTCTGCGGTCATCGTGCCGACCTTGTTCCCGTCTGCATTGTAGGTGTTCACGCTACCGTCGGGATTTGTCTCCAGTGCTCCCTCCGGAACATTGTCCGTGAGTGAGCCGATGACGTTTCCGTTTTCATCCCACACAACCAGTTCCTCGTTTTTTGCTGCCGCTTTCAACGCTCCCTCGATTGTCTTGTATTCCTTGCAGTCCTCTTTTTTGAACTCCGTTCCTTTGCCTAAATAGTATAACATGTTTTCGCCCTCCTCTGCTACTTTTTGAGATATTTGCTCGACGCAAATCCCACCACGTTTTTATATGCTACATACAACCACTTCACTCCGGACACATCCGTGTAATATCCATAACACTGACACGTCTCTCCGCTCTGCATTGTCGTCAAGACTTTCTTGTCTTTTCCTGTTCCTGCCCCCGACCGTAGATTCAACGCTCCTGCTCCCGTTACCTTGTACGTTCCTGCAAGGCTCTTGTTGAACCCTTTTGCGGTCTCCAGTTTCATGTTGCTATTGATTGGAACTGTCTGCGATGCACCTCCTCCGGATGCCTTTGCTCCATTGGTGAGGTTCGTCGCCACATGAGCACCATCGTTCAACAGAATGTCGCCCTCAAGCAAATACGCATCTGATGTCAGATATTTTTTATCTGTCAGCACCTCGAATCCTGCTGCCTTGAGTGCTGCCCGCAGGTTTCCGGTATAACATGCAGTGCTCACATTTTTCAGTTTCTCATTTTTCAGTCTATATCCTGCACCTTTTACGATTGCAGCAACACCGGACGAACAGTCAGCCTCGCACGGAACTGTGATTTGAGCAGGGTCGAAATTTGAATCCGCAAGGTTCGTCCAAAATGTTCCCCTGTGCGACTGACAATATCCGACCATATTATTGACTGCTGCTGCCTTTGCCATCTGTGCAATGAGTTTTCTCGTTGCTGCATCCGGATGACGGAGAACGCATTTCCACGGTCTGTTATACCAGTTTATAACCTGCCACTCTGTTCCCGTCTGATCTCCGGCTTTTCCTCCGGAATATTTTCCTCTCTCGTCGTGTCCGCAATTTGAAATCATTTCTTTTCCTCCTTTTGTTTCTTATCTCCGGAATCATCTATCACTGACATAATGAATATAAAAGCCAGTATGAACGGAACTCCTATCCATATCACCGCCACCAATACCGACAAAATGAAAAATGTCAGTTTGACCATGATTCTGTCCTGTTTCGTTTCCTGTTCCTCGTAGTATTCCGGAAACAACTCTTTTTCCCGCTCCTCTTTTTCGGACTGCCTTTCAAGCATCCAAAAAATAACAAACGTCAAAACGAATGTAACTGCTGCCCCGATGATGTACACCGTCACCATCGTGCTCCAGTGCTGTGACATGAAAATCTCAATTTCACTCACTGCCCTCACCTGCCTCGTTCGCAATGAGTTTCTGTACCGCCTCATTGCTGTCAAGCATCGTTCTCATTTGCTCAAGAGCCTCGTCCACCATCATGCTGAACATGTCGAATGTGATGACCTTTGCAAGCCACTCAAACCTTGCCACAAACATGTCGTACACATACCGGAGTTTGAGTTTCCCTGTTCCTGCTCCCAGTTCCTTTTCTGCTTTTGTCACCGCATACAAGAGCCACTCTCTGACCTTGTTCAACTGCTTATCAGATGGCATTTTCACAAAAGAATAAATTGCGTACCCGATAGAGCCTCCCACTGCTGCTATTGCCACGATAACAAACCAATTTTCAACGATGAATTTCATCCCTGCACCTCCTCATTATTGTCTGCATTGATGTCATCCGGTTCGTTCTCGTGCTGTTTTCCTGTATCTTTCTTTGTAACCGTCTTTACTGACTTAATGAGTGCCATCGCACCGCCCTCCACTGACAGGAATCGAAATACATTCTCTGTCAATGTTGATGGTTCAGCACCCACTCTCACAAACACTATAATCGCCACAACTGTGTAGATAAATGCTGCAAGAATCATACAGATAACAACACGATTCATGAACTGACCGGAGACTTTGTTTTTCCGCTTTGCTGCCCGCTGTTCTATCCGGTACAATTTTCTTTTATGCCGGAAATACATGCGACGCTCTGCGTTCGTCATCCTGTTTTTGTTCACTTGTTGCCTCCTTTATGTGGTTGATTCTTGCCTGTTCCCGCCCTCCTGTTATTGGTCGGTCTTAATATTCAAATTCATCCCGTCCAGTCTCTTGTGATACGATTTCAATGACTGCTCAACTATGAGAACCCTGTCGTGTAAATCCTGCACCTCTGCCCGTGTCTCTTTGTAGTCACGTTTGATGTCTTTGACATCGTCGGCAATGTTCTCCAGTTTTGTCATCATGAGTGTGTTCGCTGTCGCACGTTCCTCCGTCTCCTGCTCTGCATCCTTTTTGTCATTCCGCTTTTTATTGGAAATCCCGAAAAAGGTTGCAAATGCGACGGAAATCCCGCTCAACAACAATGAGAGTTCAATCGTCACTCGGCTGCTCCTTTCCGAACGCTCCCACGTCGTCGGTGTCGCAGTATCGTCTCATGTGGTACTCAAGGACATCCAGTTTCCCGTCTGCCTCATTGACCATGTTCCGGAGTTCCTCTTTGACCCCCTCCTCCACTTTTGAGCGTTCAATCATTTCTTGCTGCTTTTTCACGATTCCGGACAACTCCTCCGTTATCTCGCACAACCGTGATATTATTTCAAGCGGTGTCATTTTGCCTCACCACCGGAATATTTTTCTCCCGTGATGTATTCATATTCCTCCGCTGAAATACTTCCTTTTGTGACACGCTCTGCGATCTGTTCCTCGGTGAGAGTGCCTTTCTTGTACATTCTTTTCAGACTTTCGACAAGCATTTTCATATTAAATCAACCCCTCCTCAATCAACTGTTGTGTGTATTCGTCGATGACTGCATCTTTCTGAAACTGTGTCACGGATTCAACGATTCCTGTTGTGTTGGATGCAACAACCTCCTGCATGAGCGTCAATCTGTCATATTCCTCCCGTGACATTTCACGCTCCTCTCGCTGCCATCCGGTGATTTTCTTTCCGTCTGTATCCTCTTTCGTTGCTTTCTTGATATTGCGTCTCTGATATACCGTTGTCGGTGACGCTGTTGTGTCGAACTCCTCCGGCTGTTCTGCCTCCGTTCCGAACACTTTTCTCCATTCTTTCATGTTTTTCTCGCTCCTTTCGCTTTGAATGTTTACTAACTATTTTCTTTAATTTCTTAACATTCACATAAGGCTTGACCCTTTGCAGGTACATGTCGTATGTGTCTGTATTGCTCAAGTAACCCATGTATGACAAAATTGCGGTTGCATCGTACCATGTGATTTTCTCTTTCTTTGCGACACGGTTGACTTTCCGTGTGCAACTCAACATGATGCTTTCCCGCAGAATCGTCTTGTCGTGATAGAACTGGAACCCCATGAAATCGAGTGGTCTCCCTTTTCTCTTTCCGGTCTTTTTCTCTGTGTAATCGAACCGGAACACCTGCCAGTTTCCTTTCATCTGCAAGTTGAACTTTTCTCTCAAGAATCTCTCAATCTCCTGCTGCATCCTGTGGAGTTCCTTTTTGTTCTTTCCGAACACCACCATATCATCCATATACCGGATATAATGCACCGCTTTCAACTGTTCTTTGATGAAATGGTCGAGAGGCTGCAACATGAAATTTGACAACCACTGCGATGTGTAAAACCCTAAAGGCAACCCGACCTCGCTCCCGTCAATTATCAGTTCGAGGATGTACAACATTCTCTCGTCTCTGATTTTCTTCTTGAGCCACGCTTTCAAGACATCATGGTCAACACTCTCGAAAAAGTGTCGAATATCCATCTTGAGAACATATTTGCAGTTCTTTTTGTCTCGCTGAATCCACCTCTCGATGTACTTTTTCCCATAATGAGCACCCCTGTTCGGTACGCTCCCGCACGAGAACTCATACATCCCTTTCATGAAAATGTCATAACACGCAGAGACGACAATGTGGTGAATCACCTGCTCATAATTGTATCGAGGTTTCTCAATCATTCTCACTTTTCTGCTCGTTCCCTCGTTGATGCAGACTTTCCCGTGTCTTGATGGTTTCCATGCCTTTTCCGGATGCGGTACGTCGTACCCCTCCGGTGCAGTGTTCTCAAGTTGCTCGACGACGTTCTTGACATGTCTCTGAATGTTGGTCGGCTCTAATATCACCGCAACGTCCGGACGCTCTGTCTTGCCCTTTGCTGCTTTATGAAATTTTTGCTCAACATTGCTATGTTCTAACATAGGCTTGTACAGGTTATTGACGGATTTATTTCCCATCTTTCTTATCACCTCAAGGTCTTTCTGATATTCTTACTCGACCCTGCCTGCATCGGTATTATTTCCACTGGTTAGGTGTATTTCAACACCCTGCGGTGTAGGAAAAAGGTGTGCTTTTGGTTAAATGCTCCATAATTTGATAAGATTGGCTCGCCACGATGTTCGTGTTCACGTTCGTCGCAGGGTTGTTCACATTCCAGTACGACAAACCGCACTTCGACCCGTTGCCACGGTTGCCACCGAACAGGGCAAGGACGCACACCGATTCCCCTGTCATGTCAAGGTCATCTTTTTGTCATGTCGGAGATTCTATCACAATTTTTTCTGTTTGTGTCGGATGTGCCTCCCGTTTCCATCATCGTGGAAAATCCTTGTCATACCGGACACCTCGGAGGGTAAACCCTCCGAACCTCCCTTTTTATTGCGGGGGAGTATCTCCCCCGTTCCCCCTCGCTGCTTACGCAGCAGCAACAGGCGGTTTACAAGAAAGGCTCGCCACGAAGACCGTGCCCACGTTCGTCGCAGGGGAGCCCACAGACCAGCCCGACAAACCGCACCCCGACCCGCTGCCACGGTTGCCACCGAACAGGGCAACTGCAACGATCGTATTGTTGAACCATAACCCATCACATTCGTATGTGGTCTCACTTCCTGATGCAACGGTCGGGATTCTTCCGATGTCGGATGCCATTTCCATTCTTGAACAGTAGCCTCCGGATGTTCCGGACGGTGTCAGTCCTGTGTTTGTGTACCCCGCACCTGTTGAGTTGTACGGAGGAACTGCTTTCACATGATACACTCCGTTAATAAGCAGCAGACCTCTCAAACGTTTCCAGTAGTTCGCAAAGAAGTTCTCGCAGTAAAATACTTTGACTGCCTGTGTGGTCGATGTATAACCGAAAAACTGTCCTTTTCCGTTGAGTGTTCCGGTCTGCAAGAAATTGTCGGACTGACTGTTTCCATTTCCAAACTTGCCCTGTGAGTTGGTGCTGCATGTAATCATCGTACACATTTCATACATGAGGTTGATTTCAGAAAATGACTGTTTATCCCATCTGTCACCGTTCTGCTTTGCTGCGGTCGTCTCCTGCTCGTCTGTCATGGACGCTGTCGGTGTGAGACCGGAGAGTGAACGCATCCTGTTGTTGACAACCGAACCCTCGTACATCGGGAAATATGTCACAGGCAGGACATTTCCGTCTGCGTCGGTGTGTGCGTATGCTTTGTACGTGTCATCATACTGCTCCTCACAGAACACAACAAAATGATAATTGTTCTGTGTCCATCTCTTGACCCAAATCAGAGGAATCTCGGACATTGCATTTCCACCGTATGATGTTTTTGTGATGTCCGATGCTCCTCCGTTCAGCTTGAGAGCATGGTTTTCATGATTCAGTTCATAGTCAACCGTTCCGTCAGTTCTTACCATGACCGGACGGTTTTTCTTTACGAACCAAATATCTCCCCAGTCTCCATAATCGAACCCGCCTCCTGCGAAATTCATTCCTGCGGGTGTCATTCCAACCGCATCATAAAGATATTTGACACGAGTTGCCGGATTGCTGTCGAGGAGGTTGATTCTCATTCCGTATCTTTTCGGTTTTGCTTTTGCGTCCTCGATAATTTTCTTTGTGTTGGAAAGAATCTCCTGCGACGTGGATTCTTTCGCCATGAATATTCTGTCACCTGCTGCCATTATTCACTTGCCTCCTTTGTGATTTCCTCAAAATACAACGTACCGTTTGAGATACCCATTCGATACTTGATTTGTGTCGCATCGTCCTCCAGTTCGACAGTCGTTGCCAGTGCTTTCATTTCTGCAAGCAACTCCGTTCCCTTTTTGACCATGTCGTCATAGTACGTTTTTGCATCTTTGTCCATTCCGGTCTTGATTTCTCTGACCTCCTCGATGTCAAATGCGACAGGGAGGCTCATGAACTCGGTCGAACCGTTACCGATTCGGATGATTCTGTGACCGCTTGTCGTGGTTTCGAGACCCAGTTCTCCATCATCGAGAACCCTCTTGCTCTCCGTCCACTCTGCGGTCGTTCCCTTTTTCAGAGTGATTGTTGCTGTTGCCATTCTTTTTCACCTCTTTCTCAAATTGTGTGTGACGTTCCTGCGATATACTTGTCATAATCGGTCGTGAACGGTGTTCCTCCCTTGACAAGCAGGAGGTCGGTTGATTTTGGTGTTCCTCCATCCACATTGATGTTGATGTCCGTCTCAAGTTCTCTGATGCGTTCATAATAGTCTTTGACTGCTGCCAGTATCGCATCAAGACCGGACTGACTGATGATGATTTTGTTTGCCTCCTCGGTCGCTGTCAGACATTTCTTTGTCTGCTCGATTGCTGCCTCCATCGCCTCGACGCATTTTGCGATCGCCTTTGCGGTGTCATCCTCTCTCCGGCTCTCTTTGATTTCTCTTGCCTTTTCAGCAGCCTCTCTCAACCGCTCCTGTGCCTGTCTGACCGCCTCTGCTGCATCAATGGTGTTCTGTGTGTCCTGTGCGATTTGCAGAGCCTCTCTCGCTGCTGCAATGGTGTTCTCCAGTCTTGTATATTCTCCGGAGTGAATGATTTCCGATTCATCCCGCTGTGACGGAAAAATCTCCATCTCAAACGTCGCACTCGTCAGCAATGCACCATTTTGATACAACTGCACCTCACACAATGCTGTTCCGTGAACCTGCAACATGCCTCTTGTGAGAGGAATGAGAGCCTCATTTCCGGACTTTTCTCCATCGTTGTGAACGTGTGTCTTGTCCGGTTTGGTCATGTTGATAATGACCTCCACATTGTCCGGTATCTCATACACGACACCGTCCTCCATGAGCGTCACTCCGATGTACCGTGTTCCCATATCCATCTGTTTCGCTGCAACTGCAAAATGCTGTGTGTCTCCATACAAATCCACTTTGATGTGTCTAATGATTTCCAATTTTCTCACCTCCTCATGACAATTCTTGCTCGGTTCTCTGAACCTCCTCGAATGACAGTCTTGTGTTTGCCAGTTCGACCTTGTTCTTTTCTTTCGTCAACGGGTATTCATAGAATTTCACAATCCTGTGGCTCTCACGGATTCCCGTTGACTTGGAGATCAGCAGCACCGTGTCTCCCAGTGCTATACTGAACACCTCTTTGTACTGTTCTTTTTTCTCCTCGTCCTGCACTGCCTCAACAAGATTGATGATTTCTGCTGTGTACGACCTGTATGGTTTGGAAAGTTCGTCCAGTTTCGCCTCCGCATCCTCTTTCAGTGATTCCGCATCCGTGTATCTTTCATCTTTCCACGTCATCGTTTTCACTTTCTTTGAATACTGGTGATTCTCAACATAATTTTTCCCGTCGATATTCAGCATCAATCCATCTTTCCCTATCGGAATGAGCCTTGTTGCAAAGTCGTATGAGTTTGACTGCACCTGCAACCGCTTGAGGTTCAGACGTTCAATGAAATATGCTCCTCTGTCCTCTCCGTATTTCTCATATATCGAAATTCCCTTGTTCAGAGAATCGAACACCATCTCGCATCTATACGTTGTAATTGCCTGTTGAGCGACATCCCATGCAGAACAGTTCTGCTCTATCCGGATTGTTCTCTTTTTGGAAACATCGCACCGGATGACTTTCCATCCAGTTCCGTCGATTGCCTCTGTTAGACATTCATCGACCGTCTTTTCCACAGTCTCGAATCCCTGCGGATATTGTTTGCCCTCCAGTTCCTCGACGTTCAATGTTCCGGTGCATTTGTACCATTCCCCGCTCGGCTCGACCTGCTTGATAACAAATTCGTCCGTGTCTGTTCTGATATATCCCTCCTCTTTGATGTTCGCTGCATACCTGTTTGTCTTTCGGAACTCGAATGTGATTTCCTTATCTCCGGTCTTGAGAGTGCTTGTGATGCACGTTTCTTTTATTCCGGATAAAATACACACCTTTTCGTGTGAATCATTGTACAAATCCATCTGACCGCCTCCTATAACCACATAGGTTTATACTGCAATGTGACAAGTGCGTTATTGTCAGAGAAAATGAGATGATGTTCCTTTTCCTGCCCTGTTGTGAGATACGGAAATTCCATCAATGACACATCCTTGAACTTGTTCTCTCCGTCCATCGTTGCGAATCCTGTTTCTCCGTCAATGATGACGGTTGCTCCTCTCGGAATCGTGTCGATAATAATTTCACCGCAGGAAAGACCGTTGATTCTTAACTGCTCAATGTACTCCGTTGCTGTGATTGTCAGTCTGCCCGGTGTCGCCTTGTTTCCCTGTGCCTCAAATATTGCCTCATACGCTCCCTGCCAGTTCAAACTCACTTCGTCGCTGAACCAGTACCCCGTGAATTTGAACTCTGCTGTGTACCGTGTTTTCGTTATTGTCTTGCTCAACGAGTTCCCCGTCATATATGCCTTAAAATGGCGACTGTACCCGTCCAGTGTAAGGACAACACCTTTCTGCAACTCTGCATTGAAATCACTGACATGTTTTTGAACCTCGTCTCTGTCTTTTCCTCTGAACAGGACTGTCACTGTCAGTCCGGACAATGGTGTGTATGTTTCGGATTCCGACGGTATCAATGCCCCGTCGAACATCTCCACCGTCACCCCCGTCTGTGGAGGCTCGAAATCAACTGTCAACTGCTTTGCATCGAATGACCGAATGTCTATGCTGTCAATTTTCATGTCCTCACCTCCGTTTTTTTGTTGCTATTGCAAGATTATCACTGACCTTTTCGGTCGTTCTGCTTGCCACTTCGTCTCCGTCAATATAGTTGTGAACCTCGATAAAAGCGTTCACATTCTGATTGATCGCTTTCAGCTTTCGGTCAAGCATTGAGTTCAATTCTGTGTAGAACTCTGCAAGTGGCAAGATTGCCTCTGCTCCTGCCTCTCCTCCGACCATGAGCCTCGTTCCATTCATTCCGAACACTGTCGGACTTGTCATGATTCCTCCTGTTTTGTACCATTCAACACCGAATGACGGTACAGATGGAGGGTTCAGACTGAACGAACCGGATATACTAAAATGTGGCATTTTCAAATGTGGCAATGACCACTCAAAATTGAAAAATCCCTTGATTCTGTCGATAGCATTTGAGACCGCTGTCTTTGCGGATTCCATCTTTTCGCTGAATTTTGCTCGTATGCTCTCCATGACTGAACCGACCGTTGAAAGAGCACCGTTCAATTTTGTCGAGAAAGATGACTTGATGCTGTCGAGTTTTCCACCTGTCAACGTGTTCGCTGTGGACATGAGTGAGTTCATCGTGTCCTTGATGCCTGTGAATGTAGCCGACACAATTCCTTTCATGCCCCCGCCTTTTTCGTTATAGGCAGATTTCATATTTTCCAGTTTTGTGGAAACATTGGTCTTTGCGGTCTCCATGAGATTCGTCGCTGTGTCCTTGATGTTTGTAAACCTCGTTGACCATCCCTGTTTTACGCTCTCGACCTTGTTTGTAAAATCGTTCTTGAGTGACAGGAGTTTGTTGCTCGCATCTGTGTTCCACTGCTGCATCGTCGTTGAAATCGTCGATTTCATGTGAGACCATCCGGTTGACACATAGGACTGTATTCCGGAAATCTTCGTCGTGAAATCGGTTCTGATTTCCGTCAGTTTATTTGATGCGTTTGTTTTCCACTCGGTCATCTTGGATGTGACCGTCGTTTTCATATTCTCCCAACCCTCGGAGACTTTCGTCTTGATTTCCGATGTCTTTTCGGAGAATTTTGTCTTGATTTCTGTCAGTTTTCCTCCCGACAGATTATCAACGAACGTGAATCCGGCTGTGTAATAGCCTTTGATTCCCTCCCATCCTGCTGCAACTACTCCTTTAATACCGCCCCCGTTTTCCTCATAGGCGGTTTTCATGTTCCCCAGTTTCTCCTTTGCGGTGTCAACTGCTGCCCCCATGAACTTTGTGACAGTATTTTTCACCGCTGAAAATGTCTTTGTCGCTGCTTGTCCGACTGCACTATTCGCAACCGAATCTTTTATCTCGTTCACCTTATTCGTGACCGCCTCTTTTGCTTTCGAGAACGCTCCTGTTATGGTTTCCTTGATTGCGTTGAATTTCTCCTTGACGTTACTCCACAACTCGGATAATTTTTCTTTGACCTTATCCCAGTTTTTATATAAAGCGATTCCTGCTGCGATCAGTCCTGCAATCAATGTCACAATTAAAATAATCGGACACAGATTCATGACTGCATTGAGGGCGGTCTGTGCCACCGTCATTCCTCCAGTCACTCCGGTCGCTGTCGCTGTTGCTGCGGTATGTGCTGCCTCCGCTGCTGCCCCTGCTGTGTCTGCTGCTGTTCCTGCTGCGGTTGCTGCTGTCTTGGCTGTTATCTTTGCGATGATTCCTCCGACAAACGATGCAAACTGTTGACCTGTTTTCACCGTCGTCGATATTCCCTGTGCTACTTTTCCGAATCCGATTGCTAAAGGACCCACCGCAGCCACCACAAGACCGACCTTGATGATTGTCTGCTGTTGCCCCTCGTCAAGAGAGGTGAACCACTTTGTCAGTTCTTGAATCTTTGTCGTCACCTTTTCGATGACTGGTGCTGCTGCGGTCTGTGCTGTTGTCGCCAGTGTTGACAATGCCAGTTTTGCATTGTTCATCGCTATTGTTGCATTATCAATCGGGTCGAGTGTTCCGTTGTATGTGTCCTCGACCGTCGTTCCATATTCTGACATTGAGGATGACAGGCTTGTGAGGTCAATTCTGTTCTCTCGGATTGCTGTCGCCATTTCCGCAGCACCCTTTTTCCCGAACAGTTCTGTCGCAATCTGTAAAGCCTCTGTGTCCGTCTTTGCGTTCTTAATGCTGCCGATTGTCTCCTCCAGTGCGACATCCATTGACTTTCCCTCGGCTGTTGCGTTCTGCAATGCCTTTTTCAGTCCTGCCAGTGCTGTCGTAGAATCAACACCGTTCGCATCGAATTGAGCCATCAAATTGATTGCTTGTGGTAATGACAACCCCATCTCTTTGAACGCTGAATTGTTATCCAGTACATAACTTTCGAGTTTGTCAACGGAAATTCCTGTCTCCTGTGCTTTTGATGTCAGCAATCCCAACAGATTCCCCGTCTGTGATGTGTCTATGTTCCACGCTTTCATGATTTTGTCCACTTGGTCAACAGACTGTGTCACATTCGTTCCGTTTATGCTCGAAAACTGAATGAATTGCGTTGACAGGCTCTCCAGTTCCTCTCCTGTCGAATGAAATCTCGTGTTTACTTCACCGATAGCCTCTCCGACCGTTGACATGTCCTCCGGCATACTTCCGAAAACATTGTCCGCAGATGCGGTCAATCCCTCCAGTGCCTCTCCGGTTGCTCCGGTCTTTGTCACTATCGTGTCATATCCCTCGTCGAGTTCCTTGAACGCTGCGATTGATGCTGCTCCTATTGCAGCAATTCCCGCAGAAACGACGGACATTTTCTTTCCGAAACTCTCCATCTTTTGTCCTGCTTTGTCACAACCGCTTGCAAATTCATTCAGTTTATGATTTTTCAGTTCCTTGTTTACTTTTTCGAGTTCAGATTCCATCTCGACAAGTGATGCTTTTGATGCGTTCGTCTTTGTGGTCTGATTTGCAAGAGCAGTCTCCGTCTTTCCGATTGCTGTCTCGTTTGCCTTAAATTCCTGCTCCAGTTTGTCGAGTTCCTCTTTCAGTGCCTTTGACTGCTCTGAATTTGCTCCGGTCGCCTTTGTTGAATCCTCATAGGCTTTCTTTGCTGCCTCGACCTTTGTTTTCAATTCCTCCTGCTTTGTCTTTTGGTCTGAAAGTTTCTGTGTGAGTTTTGCTTGTTGCTCACTGTTTAATTGAACGATATTCTTTTGCAGAGTGATTTTTTGAGTGAGGCTCTCGGCTTTCGCCTTGAGTTGGTCTGCTGCCGAACCGAACGCTTTTGCTTGCGTCTGTGCCAGTTTGAACTCACTGGATAACACTTTCATCTGTGACGCAGCGGATTTCATTTGTGACTGATAATCAGACGAATTTGCTGAAATCTTCACGCTTGTATGTGCCATCGGTTCTCCTCCTCTCTGTGTTATGTGTTCTCGTTCACCGTTTCAAGTTCAAATTTCAGATATTTCAGCAGTTCAATGATATTTTCTTTCATGCACTGCCCGTATGATTCCCGCATGAGCCGAATCGCAATTTTTGTCACACGGTCAACGATTTCTCCGCATATCTTCCATGTGTTCTGTTCTTCCTGCTCCTCGTCCTCATACCCATTCTCGCGGTCATATTCGTCGAACGCAGATGTCTCTCTTTCGATTGGCTCTGTCTCGACAATGTTCAGCAACGCATCGGAAACAATATCCTGCATGATGAAATGAATCCCCTTTGATGCTGTCAGAAATTCAATGACATCCACCTCACCCAGTTCATCGAGAGACATCCTGTTTTCAAATATCTCTTGAATAATTCTTTTGTTGAAAAACAGTGCATCCGTTATTTTGTCCGAACCGTTTTTCTCCATGAGTGCAGCATATTTCTTGTACTGCTCAACCGTTATGTTATTGATGAATACTTTTCCTGTGCTGCAAGTGATTGTTATTTCCGGAATCACTTGCCACTCTGAAAATTTTTCATCATCTTGTCCATTCTCTTGTTCATTTCCTCTGCGATTCCCATGTCAATCATGTTGAACTCGATGACGATTCCTGCTGCATCCAGTCCGCTCTCTGCGTCCTTTAACTCGTCAACCGTGAACTGATTTCCGTATGCTTTGCAGATGAACAACATCATCGCCTCAATTTCCTGTCGTGAGTATCTTTTTGACGCTCTCTCGGATGTCGCAGCGTCAATCTGTTCTGCAAGTTCGAGATATTCCATGTATGTGTCCGCAGACATTTTCTCCATTTTGAACTCTTTATGATTCACGATAATTTTTCTATTCATTGAATTATCCTCCTGTTATATCCTCTCTTGTTTTACGCTGCTGCGTCCGGTGCTTCCTGCACTTTTGAGAACCAGTCTTTGATTGCTGTTGCTGCATCCGTGTCCTCTGCTACAAGGTTGGATTCATCAACAGATACCTCATACAGATTGTCGATGCTACGCTCGTAGAAACTGCCCTTGATGCTCTTGGTTGTAGGTGACAGTTTTCCCTCTTTAGTGCTTGCCTCCTCGCTGATACCCTCTGCAAACTTTCCGACATAAAGCCACTTGAACTCATATTTCCCGTTGAGTTTTCTTTCTCTCCATCCGACAGCGACCTCCGGTGCTCTGTCGTCAGATGACTTTCTCAAGAATCCTTTCTCGTACAACTGCCCGAACAGAATCACTCTGTCCTGCGGTGCAAGAGCATTGATCTCCAGTTCGACATCTGTTCCCTCGTATGAGGTGATGACCTCCTCGGTGTTATCGTCGGAGTAGATTTTCTCACTTGTCCACTTTTCATCAATTTTCGCTTTGATTGCCCTCGCTAATTTCACCGGAGTTCCGGCTGTGTATGCTGTTGCAGTATTGCTCTGCACCAGTGCGATGTAGAAATCTTTCAGACCGCAAGTTCTACTCCTTACAATCTGCTGTGTGGTTTCATTTACCTGTGTTACTGTTTCGCTCATGATTTTTCCTCGCTTTCATAATATTTTGTGAATCGCTGTGCTTTCATATAGATTCCATCTTCCGGTTTTGAATCGTCTCCGTTTCTCCCCTCGAATGAGAACCCATTCTCTTTCATGAGAGACTTGATTTCCCTTGCCAGTTCCACCTCGTCCTCCTTTGAGAAAATGGTGATTTGCAAGGAAAGTGTCACTCCCTCCGCATCATCATCCGAAAAATTGTCATCGGTTTCGCCCAAATCCCACAATGTCACATGACATTTGTTGAGGTCTTTGTCATACCACCCCTGCATCACGGTGATTCCTCTGTCCTCTATCGGCTTGAGTGCGTCTGATGCGTCTTTTATAATGTCCGGACTGCTGTCCATGCTTATCACCCCACTGTCCTGTCTAAATACGCTTGATATTCCTGTTCTGCTATCTTTTGCAGTTCTGCATCTGCCTCCCTGCCTGTTGCATATATGAACTCTTGTGGCGGTCTGTAAATCGTTCCCCAGTTAATAAAACGGACGTAGAAATGACCGCCCTCGTCCTGTGTGTTCTTTTCCCATCCGACATCTGCTGTCGCTCCCGTACCGTTCACCTTTACTTTCCCGATAGGGATTTCATCTGCTGCATGTGCGGACACGGATGATTTTGAACCGAACCCTCGCCCACTTTTTTTGATGTCCTTTGACTTTGGGATTTTTCCGGACATGATTCTCTGTACAACTGGTTCACCTTTTTCAGCGATCGTTTTATTTACCTGTGCAATATCTTCATCCGATGCAGCACTTTCAAACGCTTTCACCAGTTCCTCCAGTCCTTTGAACTCCATGTCAATTTTCATGTCCTCACCTCCGTGTCAGAATGTGACACCTATGCAACCGCACGACATTTCACAAGCACCCATCCGTTATCTGTGAACATCGGTGATGCGTCATAGATGTCGAATCGTGTTCCGTCATACTCTGCATAGAACTCTTTCATTTTCTTTCTGACCTCTTTCATCCGCTTGCAATTCCGAACCTTGAAAACAATGGTGTTCTCAAGACCTGCTTGCAGTGCTGTGTATTTCTCATTTGTTCCCAAACTCTGAACATCGCACCAACACTCATAAAACACCTCTGTTGTCGGTTCTTTCCTGCCCGCCTTGATTTCTGTGGTCACTCTGATTATTTTCACCCGTCCGGTCATTCACTGCTCCCTCCATACTTTTCATTGAGTAGCATGGTTGAGACCGCATTTGTGAGTTGCTGTGTACCGTTCTGATACTTCTCCCTGTGGTCGTACAATTCCTTGACGAAAGAATATACAAGCAATCTCTGACGGGCGGTCAAATTGTATGGGTCGAAATTCGGAATCAGTTCCATCAACTCCTCTGATGCAATCGCCTCAACCATAGTCTCGACAATGTCCTTGTCGTCGTCATAGTCGATGTGATTGTATTTCATGCAGTCCTCAACCAGTTTGTCTCTATACTCTTTCTTTTCCTCGTCCGTCATTTCATTCACCTGCTTTCAATCACAGGGCGGGTGTTCCCGCCCTGCTGCATTTCTTATCCCTGCACAACTTCCGTGATGTTGCCTTTGATGATTGCTCCATCATCAACAGGCTGCACGTCAAAACGGTCACGAACCTTGATTCCGGTCATGTCTTTCTCCCACAAACCTGCTGCCTTGTCGTTCATGTCGATGGTGATGACATTTCTGTCAAATAATGTGATAGCCTCTTTTAAGTCGCCCATATACACAGGATGCTTGTATGCGGACACCTTTGCATCGACTGTCGTTTCCTGCTCCTGTCCTTTGCAAGTTACAACATACTTTCCTTTCACGACTTTCCATGCTGTCACTTCGGACGTTGCGGATGCGTCGATTGCTGTGGTTGTTCCGTCGATTGCTAATTTGCTGTCGGAGATTGTGAACGCAGGTGAGTACACAGGTTCAGATTTCACAGTCCTGTTTGACACCTTGACAATCGGATATTTACCGAACAACATCATCTGTGTCGGCTGTGTAGGATTCGGCTGCAAAATATACTTTCCGTCCTTATCCTTTAACTTGTCGAGGTAGTTGTACCCGTTCTGATTTGCGATGACCATTGCTCCTGTTGTAATAGCAGGGTCGAGACCCACGTTGAACACGTCCTTGAGACTGTCGATTGTGGAAATCACAACCTCTTTCCCCTTTGTCATCTCGTCCGCAACCTTGAGAATCATCGCATTTCTCGTCGCCTTTGTTTTCTTGGCAATCCACTTGTTGATGTATGCCATGACATTGGCTGCGGTGTCCTCAAACAGTTCTGCGGTGATTTTTAAGATGCCACCCTTTTTCTTGATTGCATACACAATCTTTTTGAACTTCGGCTCATCCATGTCGGGGAAATCTGCCTCCTCGTCCACATTATCAAACGGGGTGGAATCTGCATCGACCTCAATGTTTCTCGAACCGCTCTTTGTGGTTACTCCCTCAACATTGACATACTGCTCCAGATTATCCTCTGAACGTCTTAACTCGATGATGTCTGTTCTGATGTCCTCCGGAACGGTGACACCGATACCCATTTCATCATCGTCTCCCTTTGTGGTGTCTGTGCTTAACGCATCCTTGTACACCTTGACATCTCCCTCGTCCGGTTCTCTCTTTAAGAATCCACACTTGACGATATTGACGAACGCTTTCACGAGGTTTTTCTTGTCCGCTTTTCCCCCGATGGTCTTTGCTGCTCCCGTCGCCACCTTGCCCTCGATCTCCTCATGTTCCTCCTCGTCCAAATCAAACAGGAGGTCAAACTTTTCCTGTAACTCTTTGAGTTCATCTTTTGCCTCTCTTGCCTTGTCGAGTTTTCCATCTTTCACAAGGCTCTTGACCTCATTCTTTTTGTCGTTGATTGCTTTCAACAGTTTCTGCATTTCCTTGTTCATGAATCATGTCCTCTCTTTCTTAAATTCCATACATGTCGAGGTCTGCAAGAATATCCTGCTTTTCTGCCTCGATTCTCTGTTTCTCTGCCTCTGCTGCTGCGTTGTTCCTGTTCTCCAGTTCTGCAAGCACCGCATTGACAATGTCCTTTGTGTCCGTTCCTTTGATGTTCTCCGGAACGTGACTGTATTTTTCAAAATAGTCGGATGCACATGCTGCGACTGCTGCCTTGTCATCAATCTCAACGTCGAAATACTCTGCCAGTTCCGCACCGCTGAACCACTTTTCTTTCGCCATGAAAGACTTGATTTTGTCTCTTGTCACACCCTCTTTCATGTGTTCCTCGTAGACATCAAGAATTGAATCTTCGCATAAATCAAGTTGTTTGATGACCTCTTTGAAATCATCTGCGTTTCCCCATGCCATACATAAAGGCTTGTGAATCATTGCTTGTGCTCCTGTTGCAAAATGTAATTCATCACATGCGAACATGATGACTGATGCGATAGATGCTGCCATTCCGTCAACATATCCGACCTTGTGTCCGGAGTATCGTTTCAACTTGTTATAGATTGCCAGTCCTGCGAATACATCCCCGCCACCGGAATTGAAATAGATGTCAATGTCCTCGTAGCCATCTAACTGATTGAGAAAATCTGCAATGTCCTGCGGACATCTGTCCTCCTCGTACCACATGGATTCCCATGTCGCTGATA